CATGATATCAACCCAGACCATTAGCACGTTGACGACCAACGGCAATGGCGGGACGTTGGTGGGTGTTCCTGCCTCCTTGGGGGCGGGTAGCTCATTCACGATTCGGTTTAATGAACTACAGTCAACGTGGTACACCATCGTAAACAGCCTGCAAATTGCTGGCATCGACGTTGTAACGACCACAGGCGTTCAGACCCTTACCAACAAGACGATGAGCTTTGGCAACAACACCTTCTCAGCGACCTCGTTGCAGTTATTTAACGCGCTGTCAGACAAGACTGGTTCTGGTCTGGCGGTGTTTAACACTAGCCCTACACTGGTCACTCCGATCCTTGGAACGCCTACCTCGGGCACCCTGACGAACTGTACGGGCCTGCCAACGACAGGACTAAGTGGATTAGGCGTAGGAGTTGCAACATTCTTGGCAACCCCAAGCAGCGCGAACTTAGCTGGCGCTCTGACAGACGAAACTGGGACTGGTCTGGCGGTATTTAACGCTGACCCAACCATTGACGGGGCTAACTTCACTGGACACGCTCAGACGGCTCCGGTGGCTGGCTCAAGCACTGGTGGGGTCTTGACCTTAGACATGACCGAGAGCAACGTGTTCACTAGCACGTTAACCGAGACCGTAGCCACGCTAACACTGAACAACCCGGCTCAGGGTCAGACCGTGAATATGCTGTTAACTCAGGACGCAACCGGCAGTCGGTTGATGACTTGGCCGGCGAGCTTCAAGTGGCCCGGCGGTACGGCATCGGTCCTGTCAACTAACTCAAACGCAGTTGATTTGCTAGTCATCACCTACATAGGGACGGACTGGTACGCTTCGATGATCAAGGATCTTTCATGAGTTTTGCTGCTCGCACAGCATCTGGCACTGCATCCTCTGGTACGTTGTCCGCGTATCTAAAGGATAACTTTTATGCTGCGCTTGCAACCTCTCCCAGCGCCGCGACAGTTACATTTAATGCTTACGCATCCGGATCAATTGACGTTTTTGCCACAGTTAACAGTGAGACTTACACTTGGCTAATTGGTGGTGGGGTTAATTCAGACTACTCAATTAGATTGACTGTTACGAGCGGAACGGCCCCAAACCTAGCTGGATCGGCTTTGGTCTCTACTTGGCTACCGTTGGGTATTAGTTACTATTGGGGGTTAACGACAACTTCTGGAAATCTAAACAATCAATGTACTGTTGAAATTGCAGAGACGGCACTGCTAACCAACATTTTGGCGACAGGCGCAATTAGCATGAGCAGCACAGCGGGATTATAAAATGGCTACACCGGCAAAGGGTAAGGCAAAGGTCAAGGTAACCGCAGCAGGCAAGAAGGTCAGCTACGGTCAGGCCGGTCAGGCTAGCGGTGGCGGGGCTAGAGTTAAGCCCGGTACCAAAAAGGGTGACGCATACTGCGCTAGATCTGCTGGTCAGATGAAGAAGAACCCGAAGGCGGCTGCAAACCCAAACTCACCGCTGAGATTGTCTCGGCAGCGTTGGAAGTGCTCAGGCACCAAGTCAAGGAGATCGTAATGGCGATGGGTGTTAAGCATTACCTAAAGGATGGGAAGGAGCACAAGGGCGGCGCTCACAAGATGCCTGACGGATCTTTGCATAGCGGTGCTAAACATACAGCAAAGAGCAAGCCGCTATTTCACTACGGCGACCTAAGCCCTAAAAGCAAAGGCAAGGCGCGAACGAGCTGGAAGTAATTAAACAAACTAAGGGGTCAAAATGGCTGCTCGAAAAGGATTGTACGCAAACATCGCGGCGAAGAAGAAAAGAATCGCGGCAGGTTCAGGCGAGAAGATGCGGAAGCCCGGCACTAAAGGCGCTCCATCTTCTAAGTCATTTAAGCAGGCAGCTAAGACCGCGAAGAAAAAGTAATGTGGCCCAAGCAGAAAGTAATTAAGCGAAAGCCTAAGCCTAAACCTAAACCCGGCTACTGAGTTGAAAAAATGCAGATACCAATCCTTAACGGTATTTTTACTGATGACACTCAGGCAGAGATCCGCACAAGTTATCCTAGAAACTTAATTCCTGTACCTAAGCAGTCAGGGATCAGCAACGGCTATCTGCGCCCCGCTGACGGTCTGGTGAAGAACGGTGAGGGTCCGGGCGTTAATCGCGGTGGAATCGAACGAGACGGCGTCTGCTACCGGGTTATGGGCACCAAGCTCTGCTCTATCGCTGCTGACGGCGCGGTTACGGTCTTGGGTGACGTAGGTGGCACCGATGATAATCTGGTCACGATGACCTACTCGTTTGACCTTTTGGCAATTGCTAGCGGTCAAAAGCTTTTTTATTGGAACGGCACCACAGTTGATCAGGTAACCGATCCAGATCTGGGTCCGGTTCTCGATGTCGTTTGGGTTGACGGCTACTTCATGACCACGGACGGTGAGTTCTTGGTAGTCACTGAGCTTCTGGACCCGTTCGCTGTCAATCCTCTGAAGTACGGGTCATCTGAAATTGACCCTGACCCCGTGGTGGCTTTGGTTAAGCTCAGAAACGAAATATACGCGCTCAACCGGCACACCATTGAGATTTTTGATAACGTGGGCGGCAATCTGTTTCCATTCCAAAGGGTTGAGGGCGCTCAGATTCAAAAGGGCGTGATAGGAACTCAGGCGTGTTGTGTTTTTGTTGAGACAATTGCGTTTTTGGGAAGCGGCAGGAATGAAAGCCCGGGTATCTTTATGGGCGTTAACGCTCAGGCCAACAAAATATCCACCAAAGAAATTGACGAGGTCTTGACCGACTACACCGAGGTTCAGTTAGCCACGGTGAAGCTTGAGGCCCGAAACGACCGAAACCATCAGCACTTATACGTTCATCTTCCCGATCAGACCATTGTGTTCGACCTGACGGCTACGCAGGCGACAAATACTCCCGTCTGGTTTGTACTGTCCAGCTCAACGGTTGGATTGGCTCGGTACAAGGCCCGAGATATTGTTTGGTGCTACAACAAGTGGCTCATTGGTGACCCAACATCATCGACGATAGGTTACTTTGAAAACACCATCGGATCGCACTACAACGAAAGGGTTAGCTGGGAGTTCAGCACGAACATTGTTTACAACGAGGGTCGGGGCGCAATATTCCACGAACTAGAGTTGGTTGCGTTGACCGGGCGGGTTGCGTTTGGGACTAATCCTGTGATCACGACAAGCTACTCTGTTGACGGTGAGAATTGGTCACAATCTAGATCAATCAAGGTTGGTACTCAGGGAAACCGAAACAAGCGTCTGGTTTGGTTTCAACAGGGGTCAATGATTAACTGGCGAATACAACGCTTCAGGGGCGAGTCTGACGCTCACATATCATTTGCACGACTAGAGGCTCAGGTAGAGCCGTTGGCCTACTAAGATGGCAAGAAAGTCAAGACTAGGACTAACCCGGGATCAGTTAGCGGTTTTCCTGAAGGATCACGAGCAGATCATCCAGTTTGAGAAGCTGTTTGACACTGTGGACGCTGGCAGTAGCGATAACACAATTGTTGACGTTGAGATCATCGCTCAGTTGGCATCTAACACCGCGAATCAGGCGGTAGACACTAATCACCTGAAGACCGACTACATCGACTTCAATCCTTCCGCACCACACGCGGACAAAGATGCTCGCGTTGTTTGGAACGCGTCTGATGACACGCTAAACCTCCATCATTCTGGCGGTGTAGTCCAGCAGGTAGGCCAAGAGACCTATATCTACGGACGCAACAACACCGGATCCACGATTACCAACGGATCAGCTATCGGGTTTGCCGGGGTCAACGGGCAGAACAGGATTGAGTTTCTGGACTACATTGCTGACGGGACGTATCGGTCTGAATACTTTTTAGGCGTAGCCACTCAAAACATTTTAAATGGTGAGCTTGGATTCGTAACGACCTTTGGCAATGTTCGAGGCATTGACACCACCGGCAGCGCGGTTAGCGAGTCTTGGGCATTGGGTGACGAATTATACGCAAGCCCAACCACGGCTGGAGCCTTTACGAAGGTCAAGCCAACGGCCCCGAATATATCGATCCCAGTTGCGATTGTGGTCGTTGTTAGCGCCACTGAGGGTGAGATATTTGTACGCCCGATTATCGAGCAGCAGAAGTATTACGGTCAGTTTGCTCGGACCACAGATCAGGTTGCTGGGTCAATCAATACTGCGGTTGCCGTTGTATTCGACACGACAGAGGTTGCTAACGGAATAACTTTGGGGACGCCAGCATCCAGACTGGTCGCGGCTAATTCAGGGCTTTACAGTTTCGCGGTAAACTTTCAGGTGCTATCAAACAGCGCAAGCTCAAAGAATGGTTGGTTTTGGTTCCGCAAGAATGGTGTTGACATAGCTGACTCATCAAACAGACTTACTCTATCGGCTAACAGCGAATACAGCATTTTGCATAAAACAGATTTTATTTCTTTAAACGCTAGTGACTACGTTGAGATTATGTTTGCCGTTGACGATACGAATTTATGGTTAGACGCTAGTGCGGCAACTGCATTTGCTCCAGCAGCCCCTGCGGTCTTGGTCGCCGTCACTCAGGTACAACAGTAGGTTTATTATGGCTATTACAGTAACGAACATTATTTCAAGAAGGCTGGCAGAGACGCCGGCGACCATTCAGTACACTGCGACCGGCGTGACTACGATAATTGACAAGTTCACGGTTACTAACGTGGGCGCAAGCAATACCTTTATCACTGTTTATCTGCCCAACGCTAACTCTTCCGGTAATCCTTTGGCGTCCAATACGGTTATTAACGCTAGGACAATTGCGCCTCGGGAGACCTACTCCTGCCCAGAGCTGATTGGTCAGGTGATACCCGATGGCGGCACGATTGTGACGCAGGCTGGAACCGCTAACTCTTTGGTCTTGAGCGCGACCGGCAGCGAGATAGCATAAGAATTGAATTAACGCAAATATGTGAGACAATGGGGTGAAAAGGATTGCTTGATGGAAGATGTTGACTGGTTAAGGCGTAATTTCGTTGAAGTGTTCTGCCTACCAGAAGAGGCCACGCAGTGGCTAATCGACCTGTACCGATCCATACAATTTTTTGATGACGTTGCCGATGGCGACAAGGTAGACAGAAAGGATTTAGACCACGTTCTATGGCACATGATGGTTGGACAATACTCCAACGCATTCTTTGCACAGAAGAGTGCGGCTCTGGTTCCTTTGCTGTCAAATGCGATACTAAAGTGGCAGGCGTCTGACCACGTTGAGCGTGAGGGCGATGTAGATGCCAGATCGTTTATGTGGCGCGCTGGGTACTACGACATTATTTTAACGGTTGTACAGCTCTGTCACGGGGCTGAGGTTGCTAAAGACAGCGCCCACATGGTGATGAGAATGTACGGCGAAAAATTAGAAGATTACTTAGAGGAGTTTATCCATGCCTGATCCGGTCACAGCAATTATTGGTGGAATATCTACAGTAGGAAGTGGCGCAATGCAAGCTAGGTCGGCTAGAAAAGCAGGTCGGGCGCAAGAGCGTTCTGCTGAGATGGGCATTGAAGAGCAGAGGGCTGCAAGATTAGCGACTGAAAGGTTAATGGCTCCATACGTTCAGGCTGGAACTGGGTCGTTAGAGGCGCAGCAGGCGATTCTTGGGTTGTTAGGGCCAGAGGCACAGCAGCAAGCCTACGCCGGGATTGAGCAGGGTCCAATGTTCCAGTCTCTGGTTGAGCAGGGTGAGGCTGGTATTCTTGCCAACGCATCCGCAACTGGTGGTTTACGCGGTGGAAATATCCAAGCCGCTCTGGGTCAATTTAGACCCCAGATGCTTCAGAGCATGATTCAGAGTCAATATGAAAACCTTGCTGGATTAACTTCACTCGGTCAGTCATCTGCCGCCGGTCAGGCTGGATATGGTCAGCAGACGGCAGGAAACATTGCTAACTTGTACGGTCAGCAGGGTCAGGCTCGGGCTGGCGCTGCACTTGGTCAGGGTCAGGCGTGGGGTAATGTTCTTAATGCCCCAATGCAATTAGCAGGGATGGCGTCTGGTGCTGGAATGGGCTTGGGCGAGTTCTTAGGATTTTAGAAAGGTAATTAACAATGGCACAACCATACAACTATTCGTTAAACGTACCAAGTCCGATGCAGGCGTTTGGTAAAGCTTTTAATGTTGGCGCTGCTGGTCAAAAGGCTCGATACGCTAGAGAAGATCGAGAGGCTGGAATAGCCAGAAAAGAAGCAGAAGCGGTTGCGGTAGAAAGTTTTTTTGCAAAGCCGTTAGCAGAAAGAACGTCTGAAGATTACCTTCGTTTAGGCATGATTAACCCTCAAATTGCTGAGTTAGCGCAAAGTCAATTTGACGCATTATCAGCGGAAAGACAGCAGGTAGCCTTCAGGGATGCAACTCAAATCCATACTGCGCTCAGAAATTCTTTGGCAGGCGAAACTGACCCAGAAATTGTTGATCAAATTTTTGCCAGCCGAGTAGAGGCAACTAGAAACGACCCCGGATTAAACAAGATGTGGGTTGACGCTAGAGAGCTTGCAAAGCTTGATCCTGAAGGCGCTGAGGCAATGGTAGGAACAAGAATAGCTACTCTACCCGGCGGTAAAGACTACTTCGCCACGATGAAGACTGTAGGCGAAGAGGCTAGGGCAGCGGCACTACAACCCGGAAAAATTAAAGAACTTGCAGACAAGGTTAGATTTCAGGAGTTTGAAGGCTTTAAAGGTCTTGCAGAGGCTGGCGTTGACATTATGGCAATGGTCGCTGATGACTCAGAGATACGCGGACCGTTGCAGCAGATCGCAAAGCGGCAGGGTCAGTTAAACTTAGCAGAGCGCGCTGGCAATGCCCGGGCCGCTGAGAAGCTAGAGCTAGAAATTGCAAACCTGAAAGACGCTGCGCAAGATAAGGCTCAGACCAAGGTCAACGATGTCAGCAACGCAATGTCTGGCTCAGAAGATTTGATAGGGTTTATTGACAAAATTATAAAGGCTGGTGGCGATCCTAAAGATACAGGATCTGCGCTTCACGAAACGACTGGATCTTACGCTGGAGCATTGCCAACCCTTTACCAAGCAAATGTTAACTTTGAGGCCATGATCAATACCTTGAAATCCAAGATTTACTTGGACAAGGTCGCGTTGATGCGAGGTACGGGTCCATTGTCCGACCGAGAGGGTGCCAAGTTAGAAACTGCGATGCGTAGTTTAGAGTTAAGGCAAAGTCCCCAAAGGTTTTATGATAATTTGCTTGAGATTCAAAAGTTAGCCGTTGATAACCAAGCTTTGATTAAAGACAAGTATGGTGATATGTCGAAGATACAAGCCGTGGCTTCTGGGGCTTCCAGAACGCCTTTGATGTCTGGCGAAGAAGTATTCATAACCGTTACCACGCAAACAGATTTTGATCAATTACAGTCTGGAGAAAGGTATCGAGGGACTAATGGAAAAATACACAGGAAGCCGTAATGCCTGATCAATTTGGTGGAATCGAAGTAGAAGAAGAGACTGAAGTTTCTGTCGGTATGCTCGATGAATTTGGCGGCATACCCGTAGAAGAAGTTTCTCAAGAGGTTATGACCGAACAAGTCGTTGGTGACGTTGGTCCTGCCGCAACACCTCTGATGAGGGGCGATGAAGTTTTTCCGCCCGAGCCTTCTGGCGTTACAGGTGGCACCTTAGAAGAGCAGATGATGGCTGCTGAATCCGAGATTCCCATGCTTGACGCATACGGGCGTCCGATCATGCCACCGCCTCCTGAGCCACAAGTTGACCCCGCACTTCAAGACAAGTTAATTGGTGCGGCAGAGGTCTTAATGACCTTGGCTTCAGGCGCTACCGTTGGCGCTGGGGGTATGGTTCGGGGAACCTTAGAGGGACTTGCTGAACAAATACTTTCCGGTGAGTTTGGTACGCCACAGGCCGCTCAAATGATTCAGGAAAAGGCTATGGGCCGCGCTGGTGAAGCGACTTACATGCCTCGCACAGAGCTTGGGCAAGAATACGTTCAGGAGACCGCAGACGTTTTAGGTCAGTTGCCTGCAATGGCTCCACTCGCGGCTGAGGCCGGTGCGATTCGTGCTGGATTGGCGGGTGCGGCTCAAGCTGCTAGGGCTGGTGGTCCACCCGCTGTTCAAAGAATGGGTGGTCAACTGATTCAAGAAACTGGTCGAGAGGCTATGGACGTAATGGTCCCGCCACCCGTTCGACAGGCAGTACAGCAGGGCGTTATTCAGCCAGTAGCCGCCGCTGCGACAAGAACAATGGAGCCAGTTAGAAGAGCTGGCGAAGCTGTAGCCGCTAACATTGAGGCGATGCAGCAGCGCAGAACGCAACAGACTAGAGACACGCTGAAAAGTCAGCCTGACAGCTCAGAGGTTGTTGAGTTCCGACTTGTTAACGACCGAGTGCAGGCAGACCCTCAAGCAACTGAAGCAATCAAGCAGGGATTTGATCCAGCGGTTTTGGGGTCAATAAAGGCGTCTAGTAATCTTGACAAGCGTCAGATGCAAAAGATGCTTAACATTTTAAAGCTGGGCAAGAAGCGCGCCGCCTTCGCTGCTAAGAATAGGCCGTCAGGGGTTCTTGGCGACTCAATGATGTCGCGTGTCAATTTCCTGATGAATGTACGGAAAGAAAGCGGTAAACAGGTCGATAGGATTGCCCAGACTCAGCTTAGAGGGCAGCCCGTTAATTTTGATCAACCAATGTCACAGTTCATTAGTGACTTGGCTGATATAGGTGTTTCTGTAGAGCGCGGTCCTAATGGCAAGTTTAAAGTTAACTTGAAGGGATCAGACATTGAAGGCGACCGGGCAGGATCAACCCTGTTAAACCGAGTCCTTGAAAGATTGGGTGACACTGATGTGCCTGATGCCTATGGTGTGCATACAGCTAAAAGGTACATTGATACGCAGGTTGATTACGGTAAAAGACGGGCCAATCCGTTAACGCAGCAGGCCGAGAGGGTTGTTAAAAAATTACGTCGAAACCTAAACACGGCTCTAGGTGATGCGTTCCCTCAGTACCGAGAGGCAAACACCCGGTTCAGTGAATCATTGCAGGCGCTAGACGATATTCAGGAAGCTGTTGGCAAGAAGGTAAACTTTGAAAGCGACCGGGCAGGCGAAGCATTTGGCACTGCGCTAAGAAAGGTGTTAAGCAATTACGGGTCAAGAAATACAATCATAGACTCGATAGATAGGGTTGAAACGATTGCTAAAAAATACGGCTTACAAATCAAAGATGACTTGATTAACCAGATTATTTTTGTTAACGAAATTGACCGAATGTTTGGCGCAGTAGCCCCGGGATCATTCAAGGGTCAAATCGAGCAGGCATTGCAAAAGGGTTCTGATTTTGCGCGCAGTAGCGCCGCTGAGAAGGCCGTAATGCTTGTTGGCAAGTTAGGCGAGGCCGTTAGAGGCATAAACGAAGAAAACGCCATCAGGGCCATCGAGGAGATCCTCAGAAGGCAGGAGCAAGAGCCAACCGGAAGTGAAGTAGCCGAATAATAAAACAATCGATTGAGCAGATAAAAAATCGTAAACTTGGATTAGAGACGCTCTGAAGGAGCCAAAGAATGACCGCAATTAGCATAACACCCGGATACCCTACGTTTGCGGACACTGACGGGTCGCCGCTTAATGATGGCTACGTTTACATTGGGCTAGAAAACCAAGACCCGATCACGGCCCCTACCACCGCGTTTTGGGACAAGGACTTTCGGATTCCTGCTGACCAACCCCTGAGAACGTCAGGCGGCTACGTGGTCCGTGACGGCTCACCAGCGGCTGTTTACACCGGGGCTGCTTACTCCATTCTGGTACAGAACAAGAACCTTGTAACGGTCTACAACGCGCCTTCGGCGGTGATTACGAACGTCACCAACAATGTTGAGGAAATTACGCAGTATCAGGGCGCACACGCCACGGATCCGGTTGCTAGGAATGACGGCACACCGCTACAGGTTGGTGACCTCTACTTCAATACGGTGATTAACGAGCTGAAGGTTTGGACCGGCACTGACTGGGTTCCTGCCTCACCCGGAGCGATAACAGTTCAAAACTTCACCGGCACCGGCGCACAGACAGCGTTTAACCTTGCCTCTGCCCCGGTCGCTGAGAACAACACGCAGATATACATCGACGGTGTTTACCAGCAGAAGGACACCTACACGGTTTCTGGTGCCACGATTAACTTCAGCACCGCACCGCCTAACCTCAGCGGCATTGAGGTGGTCACGTTCTCAATTGCAGCCTTGGGTACGGTTGACTCGTCCAATGTTAGCTACAATCAGGGAAGTGCTGGGGCGGTCAATACCAGCGTTCAGGCCAAGCTACAAGAATCAGTATCGGTTGCAGACTTTGGGGCAATTGGTGATGGTTCTACAGATGATACGGTAGCTATACAGGCGGCTGTAAATGCTGGCAGGGTAGTTCATTTCGATTCTCTTACTTATAAAATTGCAGGAACTATTTTAGTCCCAGACAACACGCATATTTTAGGATCATTTGGCACAAAACTTTTAGGAATAATGACACCTGAAGGTACTGGCGGCTATCCAAATCAAATGTTTAAAAACAGCGATGTTGTGAGTGGCAATGAAAATATCACTTTTAGTAACATTAACTTTGATTTTGCCAAAGGTTCGTACAACTACGATGACGGAGCTGGATTAACCTCTATTAACAGTTTGTATTTTAAACTTGTAAATAGACTTCATTTTGAAAATTGTACATTTTTTGATTTTGTTACAAATTACAATACCAGCCTAAGTGGAGAAGGTTTATTGGCATTTGGAATGGCTCAATTTAATACCTGTGAAAATGTATCATTTCATAGAATAAGATCAGAGAACATTAGAGAGGAAGGCTTTAATTTTTGGAAATGCGCTATTGTCGTATTTAACAATTGGAGGGCTGATGGCGCTGCTGTAAATACAAGCAGTCACGCTGGGATATGGTATTGCAATACCGTATCTATTAGGGATGCAAAGTTTGTTCATACTGGCGGTAGTTTATTGAATATTTGTTCAAGAGATGTGTTGATTGAAAATGTCAGAGTAAATGTTGGGCAAACGCAAGACGGTAGAGGCTTAGATTTTGGTAATGAAATAAATGTTGAGTCGTTTGATATTGCAAATATTACAGTAAATAATTGCGACCTAAATGTTCAAGATTATGGAATTACTATTCAAGATTCTTCTTTTGAGGATATTGCCGAAGCTGTTGCTATAACTAATAACCGATTTTTAATTGGTGTAAATCCAACAAGTCTCGACAGCAAAGGAATTGGTTTAAGAAATGTTAGAGCTGGGGTCATTTCTAACAATTATATTGAAATGGCTGATGTAACAGTTGCTACGGCTGGAAGGTGCATTGCTCCGTCATTAAGCACAAGTGTAGCTGCATCTGGCTTCTCAACAAACTTAACGATCTCAGGAAATTATATGAGAGGGTTGAGTGGAATTAACTTTCAAATAAACGCAAACACCAGCATTGATGGCGTGTATGCAAAAGATAATACTTTCATATCGCAAAACATTGGCGCTTTAAGTTCATACTCTGGGGCTTCTGTGTTTTTCTTTTTAAGAAATAACACTGGAGCTGTCGCATCGTTTGAAATGTCTAATGTAATTTTGCAAAACAACAACGCAAGAAATCTTGGCGGTGGTGGTATTGTCATGAGCCTTGACGAACCAACAGATGTTCAATTGTCTAACATGCAAGTAGTGGGCAATAGGTTTTCTGGGCCTGATGGTGGCAGCACCAACATGGATAGAGGATTTGTAATTAGAAGTGATGGCGGTGGAACAGCAGATGTTAGGTTTGACGACAATATAATCGAATATGGCAATGTTCTAAATTTACTTTCGTTAAAAGAGTTCAGAGCAAACAACAACATCTGGAGATGGGACACTGCTCTAGCGGCAGATCGAGTGTCAACAACAGACCACGTTGGCACATTTGAGTTTACCAATAACAGAATGTATTACGTCAACGGAAGTTATTTTGACGTTAAGCAAGGAACGGGATGTACATTTGACATTGTTAATTTAACTGGCAATGCAAGCAAAAATACATCAGGCACGTTAGTTTTTACTACAGACATGCCAGCAAATACAACGCTTCCAAATTAAATGTAGAAAAGGCAATGACAATTAAAAAATTAGGCGGTGAAAAATGTTAAAAACAGTATCTTCAGTTGCAAACGCTTTAGGCGCGCTGAACTACAAGGGGACTTGGAACGCAGCTACTAACACCCCAACCCTTGCCTCTGGTGTCGGCACTCAGGGCGATTACTACGTTGTCAGCGTTGCCGGGGCCACAGACCTAGATGGTATTACTAACTGGGGCGTAGGCGATTGGGCGGCGTTTAACGGGTCCGTATGGCAGCGTGTTGAAGGTGGCGCGGATGGTAACTTTGTAAATTTAACCGTTACTGGTGAAATGACCGTTGACACTGATACGCTGGTAGTTGATGACACCAATAATAGGGTGGGAGTAGGAACCGCAGCGCCATTAGTAAAAAATGAAACTAAAATTTCTACAAGTGGGCTACCTGCTTCTACCGGAACCGCACAGCCTAACGCTTGTTTTAGGGCATCTAGCTCGGCAACAACTGGAATAATTGACATTGGAATTTTTGGTGGAAATTCTTGGATTCAAGCGACTGATAGAGGCGATCTTAGCCAAGGGTACAATCTTTCACTGAACCCAAATGGCGGTGATGTAAAGGTAGGCAATGGCAACCTTGTTATAAGCACCTCTGGCAAAGGCATCGACTTCTCTGCTACCGCTGGCACTGGCACCTCTGAGCTGTTCGATGATTACGAGGAGGGTGTATGGACTCCGACACTGGTTGGCAATACAACTGCTGGAACATACGACTTAACAATTTATTATAACAATTACACCAAGGTTGGTAACTTGGTCACTGTTGATTGCTTTTTTGGGGTGACTGTAACGTCTGCTGGGTCTGGCGCTACAAAACTTGATGGCATTCCGTTTCTCAGAAAAGCTAATTCTGGATTTGATGGCGTAGTATGGACTACGGGCGTTGGCCTTTCTGCTGGCACTGTAACGATGTTTTTAGATGCTGGAAACCGGACGTTATCAGAAACAAGAATGTATCCATCCGCAATGATTGATAATGCAGCTTCTACAAATTTACCAGTAACGAACATCTCAACTGGAGATACCTTCAGATTTACCATGTCCTATTTTGCCGCATAAGCTGGAGTGAACAATGTCCTTGACTAAAGTAAGAAATAAGATGATTAGCGGCGGGATCGTGTACGCCGATGATTTTGGTGCAGTAGGCAATGGTACGACCGATGATCTACTAGCATTACAAGCGGCAGTAGATTATGCAGAGTCAATTGGGGGCGGTCAGGTATTCTTAAACCCTACCAAAACTTATGCAGTTAGCGCGGGAATCAATCTTGGCCTAAGCGGGTTTCCGGTTTACTTAAACGGTGAAGCTAAATACGGCGCTAAGATTACAGCACTTTCTGGATTTGTTGGTGGAGTTATAAGAATTACGCAAGGCGGGTGCTACAACCTTACTGGAATTGGATTTGGAAAAGATATTGCAGGGCATAATTTTATTCAGTGGGGGAGCCTAGCCCAACCCAACCCTGTAATTGAAATCATTAACGTCTTCAATCAAGGCGGTTTTTGGGACTTCATGAAAACTGTCTACGAATGGGACAATGGAATCATTGACCTAGTAACTTCAAATGCTGAAGTGGGTCACTCTGTCTTAGACCTGCGTAGTGATTTAACCATTCCCGGAGTTGCGTATGCTGCCTCTACTAGAATCACTAGGTTAAGTTTGCGTAATCCAGCGCCAGCTCCAGTTGCTGGTGGGAAAATAGTGACAGGTATATTTCTGGATGGCGTAGAAAGTTGCGTTTTAAGCGGCCTTGTTTCTAATTTTTCAAATTGCATTACGGTCGGTAACTCCACAAGAGAGTTAAATGTAGAAAACTTTTTGGCCTTGGATCTTAGATCTTCGCCATCTAACAATTTATGGGAAGACGAGTGGACAGCAACGACTGGATTTAGCGTTGATAAATACGTCAAACCTACAGTAGTAAATACTAACGGATGGTTTTACATTTGTACTACGGCTGGAACAAGTGGCGCGGCAGAACCAACATGGCCTACTACTTTGGGTAATACTGTAACTGACGGTACAGTAGTATGGACTGCCATTGATATGTCAATCGTCTTTTCCGTTGGCAATTGTGCAAATATGTCGATGCGAAATTGCAGATTTGAAGATGGCATCGTTGCGCTCCAAAATACTGGTAACGGCAATACGTCAATTGACAGCACTAGGCTAGTAGGCGAATCAATGGCTTACCAGCATACTGCTACCAACAATGCAGAATTGTTTGTTGTCAATTCATTGATCGCTGGCAATGTGCAATTAGTTAACCCTGTTGGCGGCGTACAGACCAGATTTGGAGGTGCGAATAACTTAATAAGTTCCGATACTTTGGGACAAGTGCCAAGCCATGAGTTCGCTGGTTACTCTTGGTATCACACATATAAAAGCATTAGTGCTGGTAATGCCATTAACAATTCTGTTTTCGTGGATATTGTTGACGGCAAGTTAAAGTTTAGAGATATTACCGGAACAGTAAACTTACTTTACTAATACCCCGAGCGGGTGGACAGGCCCAATAGGGCGATAAACAAGGAGGCCACATGGCACTTACAGAAGAAACATTAAACGACAAGATCGAGGTATTACAGATGGCTGCTGGCTATCCAGTAATCCAAGTTCGTACTGCAACGATCATCAAGCGTGATGACGTAGAGATCTCACGTACATTCCACCGTCATGTACTGACACCAGATGCAGACCTGTCTGGCGAAGATGCTGACGTTGTAGCAATTGCTGGCACCGTATTCACGGATGATGCCAAGGCTGCACATGCTGCTGCTCAAGGAGAAGAATAATGGCTAGTAGTTCACAAATCCCATTCGCGCCACTGGGTGACACGATTACCTTTGCGGCGGCAACTCCTACGCCTCCCACGGCGCTACAGGCACCCGTTCACCCCACGACGAACACTAGCGCGGGTCAGTTCAGGATCATCAACGACAGCACCGTCACGGTGTTCTTGGGTGTTGGTGCAACGTCTGCTGCGGCTATTGCCAACGCTGGCGCGGTGGCTACCTCGATTCCTTTGCTCCCGGGCACTGACGAAGTTCTGAGATTTAGTCCTGAAGCGTTCTTCACTGGCAAGTCTACCTCTGGTACTGCCACGGTATACATCACGCCGGGTCAGGGTCTGTAATGACTGAGCAGGACGCTGCTGATCGGGCTGTCAAGAAGGTCTTTGCCATCTTAGGCGTGGACATTGACAAGCCCGAGTCCATCGAGGAGTTCCGCGAGGATCTGCGGTTTGGTCGTAAGCTTAGAAAGGCTGCTGATCACGGGACGATGGCGTTCGTCGGTACGGTTGTGGTTGGTCTGTGCGTCGCAGCTTGGGCCGGCATCGGCGCTAAACTGATATCTGACTAAAATGATTGCTGAATTAGCAGCGTTCAATGCCGCCTTTGGGGTTGTAAAGGGCTTTATCGCGAACGGCAGAGAGCTGCACGATTGCTTTGGTCAGATCGGCCAGATGGTCAACGCAAAGGAAGACCTGAAATCACGCCAGCAAAAAAACAAGAAGTCTTTGTTTGCAAGTGACGCTGAAGAATTCATGGCTTTGGAGCAGATAGCTCGGGCAGAGCAGGAGCTGCAAGATTTTATGGTTTATTATGGCAGAGCAGGATTGTGGGACGACTTTATTGTGTTTCAGGCTAAAGCCCGAAAGGCTCGATTAGAGGCTAAGAATGCACACGCTCAGAAAATCAACCAGCGAATGAATTTTGTTGGACTTGTGGTTGGATGCGTTGTGGTTGCCATTGGCCTATACGCTTGTTTCACAATAATATCTGCGATTGCGAGGTAGCTATGCTTGACAAGCTTATAGGGCCAGTTACGGGCCTTCTAGACAAGTTTATTGAGGACAAGGACCAGAAGGCACTCTTAGCGCACGAAGTTGCTACAATGGCTAAAAACCACGCTAGAGAACTGTCACGCGAACAGTTGGAGGTGAACAAGGTTGAGGCGGCTCATAAATCTTTGTTTGTATCTGGTTGGCGTCCTGCTGTTGGCTGGGTTTGTGTACTTGGTATGTTTGGAAACTTCATTACCATACCCTTTACAAACTTTGTACTCGCACTTGCCGGGTCCGAGATTGAAGTGCCCCTGATACCTCTGGAGACCATGATGCCGGTTCTGCTTGGCATGTTGGGCTTGGGCGGGCTGCGGACCTTTGAAAAGCATTCGGGGGTTAATCGGAACAAATGAACCTACGATACTTCAAGAATGACCTGTCAGAGTTTGCCTGCAAGGAAACCGGCAACAACCTGATCCAAGAATCGTTTGTACACGCCCTAGACGACCTCAGGGACGCTTGCGGCTTTCCGTTCGTGATAACGTCAGGGTATCGTGATCCGAGCCACAGCGCCGAAATAAACAAGTCTCAGCCCGGTCAGCACTGCCTCGGGATTGCGGCGGATATTGCGGTGAGTGGTGGAGCGCAGAGGTTCATTATTGTCGAACATGCGCTTAGGATGGGATTCCGGGGCATTGGCACTGCCAAAACTTTCGTTCACGTTGATTTGCGTGAGACTACTCCGATGCACTGGTCTTATTGAGGACTTCAAGGATCTGCTCAAGGGTTTCCAAGATCTGCTCTTGGGTTCGGACGATGTCGAGCAACGAATCAATATCCATGTCCCGTTCATCGAGTTCTAGGGTTAGTTTGCTCACAGCATCATTGCTCCGATAACAAACCCAAAACAGAATACACCAATATGATTCCACGTTGGCTGGTGGTTTCGCAGAATATTTTTAAGTTCGTTCAGTGTCACTGGCTGGCTCCTTTTTGTTGAATTGTTGTTTAACAGCTTCACGCAGGTCATCGTGGACCCATATCGTTAGCTGCCTAAAACCCTTTTCGACCATGCGCTCCTTGTAGGCTCGTTGATGGCTGTTATTGTCCGGGTGGCTCATAAACTTTAATCCTCCTTGCATGTTACCTGTTGATCCTTCCAGTCTGGCCTAAAGCCTGAGCAGACATCTTCGACGTACTGACGTTCCTGACGCAGCGCCTCTTGGTAGTCTGCATTACCGGCCCAACTCAATAGCCAGATGAACAGCAGGGCCACTACCAGCCCCGCAAACCGTTTAATTTTTTTCATGCAAACCACCTCTGCTTGCAAGACATTTTTAATTGATGGACATCAGATTTATAAAATTGTTTAACTCTTTCCAAGGTTGACAAAGAAATACCGTGGTGAAATTCAAGATCTAAAATTGCCTCGTCCTTTGCAACGCGGCACTCGTAATATTCCGAATTTAACTTTTTTAAAGAAAATTCGTTTTCAGCCAACATCCAAGCTATTTTGTCCGAGTTAAGCGTAATTGTGGTTAACAGCCGAGCAATATCTTCCGCTTGTGTTGGGTCAAGTTTTTGAAATGGAGATTCAACCTTGTGCAAACATTTTGAAAATTCAATTTCTTTGTTCTTCTTGAAAATTACAACTTTTTCGCACCGGTTGTTGTTAAAAAAATTCTTTCCAACTCTTACGGCGTCAGACTTGTAATAATGATTTTCACAATAGATTAATTCTTCAGCTTTATTTTTTAAGGCAACCATCCAACGATTATCATCTGGTTGATCTTCATCATAGGAGACCTCAGTTAAATACCAATTATCTTCAAACAAATCATGGTAATTGTTTTTCATCACTCAACCCCCTTTAACTTGTCCTGACGGTGGTTCAGAAGGCTCAGAACATCAGGCAGAATCTGCTTGTGATACTCGTCAAGCTTCGGATCCGTTTGCAGAAGCTTTTGGATTGTGATCCAAGCCTCCAATAATTCCATTCTGGTTGGTTCCATCACTACCCCCTTGGGCGGCTTACGCCGCCTTCCTTGTTGCTGTTAATGTTGCTTCTTTGTACCAACCTGTGACCCGTGGCTTCCAGCCTTCAGTTTTCAGTTCCTCGGCTCTCCTGTAGGCGT